AAATGAATGAAAATGAAATTGAATTGGAAACATTATTAAAAGAAAAATCTGAATTAAAAGAAAAAATTAATTCTTCATCCGATTATACTGAAGTTGACCAGTTAGAACATAGATTAAATGAATTAAATAATAATATAGTCATAAGAAATAATAAGAATGAATTCTTAGACTATTTTTTAGATACTGGAGAAATACTATACAATTATTATGATATTCAAGAAAAAATACAAGATGGCACACTACCTTCTAAAAAAGTAAATAAGAAAAAGTTAGGAAATATATTTGAAGCCCTAGAAGTAGTCGCAAAAGATGAAGAAGATATTAGTAGTAATATTATTGAACATTGTAGAGAAGAAAAATTTATTTCACGAGATAAATTATTAGAAGATTATTTAACTAAGATTCATCCAGAGTGTATTAAACAAATAGTTAAAGACGACACTTATGGTGAATGCCCTGATTGTGAAACTGAGATGGTTTTTTCACAAAATGAAGCTATGTTTACATGTGTAAACTGCGGTTCACAACAGTTTATTCTCATGGATTCTGATAAACCTTCATACAAAGATCCTCCTAGAGAAGTTTCTTACTATGCTTATAAACGTATTAACCATTTTAATGAATGGCTTGCACAGTTTCAAGCAAAAGAATCAACAGATATACCCCAAAATGTATTTGATTCTATATTAATAGAGCTTAAGAAAGAACGTATTTTAGATACTAATAATATTAAGGGGGTAAAAATACGTGAGATTCTAAAGAAACTTAAATTAAATAAGTATTATGAGCATGTTCCTCATATTATAAATAGATTAAATGGACAGAATGCTCCTATTATGAATCGTGAGATAGAAGAAAAACTACGTTATATGTTTAAGGAGATACAACCTAGTTTTCAGAAATATTGTCCAGCAGGTAGAAATAATTTTTTATCTTATTCATACGTTTTATATAAGTTTTGTGAACTTTTAGAACTTGATGAATATTTACCTTGCTTTCCTTTGCTGAAAAATCGTGATAAACTATATATTCAAGATAAGATTTGGGAAAAGATTTGTGATGAGTTAAAATGGCAGTTTATTAGGTCTATTTAGTTTCATACGTAGTATTTAATTAGTTTATAAGGTCTATTTAGTTTCATACGTAGTATTTAATTAGTTTATTAGGTCTATTTAGCTAGCTGGTTTAGAAACACAAATTGAGACTAAATTCATATTCATATATAAGGCTGCAGTTGCCATATTTGATACACAATGAACTAGTATATCACAACGAGATAATAGGGCAATTTCTAAATAAGTATTTTCTAATTCTTCTAAAGTCAAATATTCTCCGTTAGTATGAGGAGCGTCACCTTTATTTGTTTGTGCTCTTTTAATATTTGTTTCATAAATAGGTGATAATTTTGATTTATAAAATTCATAATCTTCATCATTATCAATTCGTAAAAAATATTTTGTTTTCTTTGAAAATGTATCTAGTTTAGAAATAGCTTCTAAATATTCTTCTCTTGTAGGCATAACACCAGTCGGTTGTTCAGTTGCTAAAGCGTTAGATCTTACAAAGATACCAATTATTTGATCATAATTACTTCTCATCTCGGTTACCATCTTATCAAGGCGTTCTTGTAAGTGCGGTAATAAATGGATATACTTATTAAATGCTTTATTATATGGTTCTAACTTATATCTATTTTCATTATAATACTGGTAAGCATTTTTATGTGTTATATGATCAAAATTTGTAAATTCTAATCCATCATAATTATAAATAGTATCAATAGGGACATCTTCTTTATATTTTTTAAAAAGTTTAGAAAATAATTCTACATTTTCACCTATGAATGGTTTATGACTTGTTTTACTTGCTAGAACATTAAAATCAATTTCTCTAATATTTGGATATATTACAAGATAATTTATTAATCTATTTATATTACAAAATAATCCTGACCAGTGAGCATTAAAAATTAGTTTTGGATTTTTAGTTTCATCATAATTTTCTAGAGCTTCTTTTATATTTGTATTATATATATATATAGTTACAACTATAAAAGAAATAATTAAAACTATATAAATATGTTGTTGTTTCATAAACCTATTTATATATTAGAAACCGTAAAGCTATTCATTATTTACAACAAGAATAGATTTTGTTGCCATATTCATAAATAATGCAGAAGATACCATATTTGATGAACAATGAACAATATAATCACATTTTGATAATAAAGCAATTTCAATATAAATTTTTTCAAGTTCTTCTAAAGGTAAAAATTTTTTATTTGTATGAGGTGCATCGCCTTTATTTGTTTGTGCTCTTTTTAAATCTAAATAGTAGTTTGGTTTCAAAGTATTTTCATAATAAACTAAATCTTTATTATTATCAATTCTTAAAAAATATTTTGTAGATTTTCCATATGTATCAATCTTTTTTAATGCATCTAAATAATCTATACGTCTAGGCATTTTCTGTTTTGGTTGTTCAAATCTTAGAGCTTCTGAACGAACAAAGATTCCAATTAATTGATCGCAGTCTTTTCTTAATTCTTTTAGATAATTATCGAATTTATTCTGAATATTAGGTTTTAATTTAATATATTTATTAAAAGCATTATTATATGGTTGAAATTTTATACGATTACTATTATAAAACTTATGACCATCGCCTCCAGAAAAAGGAATACCTTTCCAGTCATTCGATGATATATCTAAAATTTCATTTATTTCTTTATCTTTTTCTTTATAATTCTCAAATAATTTTGAAAATAGTTCTTCATTTTCACCAATAAAAGGTAAATGATTATTTATTTTTGCTCTAACATTAAATTCTATTTCTGTTACATTAGGATATACAACTAAATAGTGAATTAGTCTATTAAAATTAAAAAAGAATCCTGAAGCTATACCATTCATAATTAATTTAGAATTATTAACATTTTGATATGATTCAAATGTTTTATTTATATTAAATAAAAAGATAAATAAAATAATAAAAATAAATGATAATATACTAATTATTTCTAATTTATTTTTCATACCTAAATAAAATGATGATAATTAATTTTAAAACTTACCACCAGGGAATCCTACTAAGTTAGCACCAATTCCAAATCCTGCACCTTGACGAGCCGTAAATGATATAGATGGTGATACTAGATCAAGAAGAGCAAAAACAACCGCTGCAGTTACACCTAACGCAACAACATCTTTAATAGGTAGACTCTTCTTAGGAATAAAGATAGCAACCGCCGCAATCGCTAAACCTTCAACAAGATACTTAATCGCTCTATTTACAATTTCAGTAGCAGTAGTATTCATTCTAAATTGCTTAAAGATAAAAATATTAGAATCTATATAATGAGTTCAGAAGACTATGAAGATTTTCTAAGTACTGATCCTGAGATTCCAGGACAGAGATGGTGTCTACTAAGTTTTCTTTCACCTGAGAATGTCTTAAAGAAAAAAGATGTTCATTTTTTTAATGAGTTTGTTTCTAAATTTGAATTTAATATGAAAACTAAACTTGTCGAAGAGTTTCTAGTAAAACTTACCCAGAATATTAATGACTCTTTAGAGAAACACGCGGTTGAATTTGAAAAACAAGATTTAAGTGGTGTTTCTACTACATGCCGTAACTCAAAACTACGCGTTGATACCGTTCTAGATTCTTTACAAGAGTTTGTAAAGAAGAATAGTAGTGAGATGACATACGATAAAGTAAAGGAGAAGTATGATGATTATATGTATATCAATAGAGAACGTCTTGAAGATGAATACTATAAGATTAATAACTTTCACACAACAGTCAGAGGTCTTAAAATCCGCGGTGTATATGGTAGTCAAGAGGAAGCGAATCTTCGTGCGAAGAAGCTTCAGAAGCAAGATCCTGTATCAAATATTTACTGTGCGGAAGTAGGTAAGTGGCTGCCATGGGATCCTGAACCTTCTCAGATTAAAGAACAAGAGTATGCTGAAGATGAATTAAATACTCTAATGAAAAAGTATAAGGAGAATGAAGACGCTCGTGAAGAGTTTTATAGAGATAAGAAGAATAAGAATAAAGAACGTAAGATTGAAAATATTGTAGGACCATCTGAGACAAATTCTATGTTTAATCAGGTAGGGGATTTAGCAATCCAGCGTAAGATTGATAATTAATATTATATATCTTTTTAAATTAAAATTTAATATAATATTTAAGCGGTTATACTTCTGCACTTATTCTGCTGGCAGAACTCACCTTCTCTACATGTAATTCCCTGACAATCTACTGTTCTATATGCTTCAGCGTACTTATATGTCATAAAAGTAGAAATTGCGACTAAAATTAATAAACCTAATACTAAACCAAAAGGGTCTCTTGATGTTCTGCGAGCCATCTAATACAAATCAAGGAAAAACCGGGAGAGTTGTAGGTTTTAAAAATGGCTGTTTCTCATCTACACAGAATCCATTCATGCAGCGTTTTCCAAAGGCACATGATTCCATACCTACTCCGCACATCGATGGGTTACTAAACTCTTCTAATCTAAAATTAATACGATAGACTCTGTCTAAAATTAGAAGTATTAAACCTATAAAAGCTAGAAAAAGTAAATCCGAATAATTGATTTCCATCCTAAACCTTTCTTATATTTATTTGAGGACCTTTTAGTCTTTTTGCGGCATTTGGATCATAAGAATCATTCCCTTCATTTTCTTTATGAAACTTGGCAGAATGTTGCCAGAATTCTGGTGCACCAATTCGGAAATCTCCGTGTAAATTAGCTTTATACCAATAGATAGAATCTTCTAACTTATTACTCTGTGTAGTAGTATCTATTACAAGACATTCATAATTCTGAGTGCACTGGTCCATTACTTGACAGAAAAATTCAAATGACGGAAAGGCAGAACCATAATTCTCATAAATACGTTTTCTATTTGAAGCGTAAGGTTCTCGTAGAATAAATACATAATCAACATTTGTTCTAAGTGCGGGTTGAATACCGAGTGGATATTGCATAGTAATTAGAAAAAAGACCTTCAGCCAACGACCGTTCATAAAAAGATACTTAATATTCTTATCGTGTGTCCAAGAATCATCATACATACAATCGTCAAGAATCATAAAAGAACGAGGATCTATACGACTTTGAACTCCTCTATCTTTTTCTTCTTGAATTTTCATCATCATAAGTTTCTGTCGTTTACAGAAGTTTGCTAAAATTACAGGATTATATTCACCATGAATAAAAATTGGAGGAATCATTTTACTGAAGAAACCGTTTGATTCTTCAGTTCCAGATATAACAGTTCCTAGAGGCATATCTTGATGATGAAATAGAAGGTCTTTTACTAAAGTTGATTTACCTGTTCTTCTTCGGCCAATAAAAACGCAAACAGAATCTTGTTGAACTTTTCTCATATCAAACTTTTTTAATGATACATTCATCGCTGATTGAGACATTTTATATATAGTTCAAACATAATTTTAATGCGTTAATGAACTTAACAATCATTCTATCTTTGAAAAAAGATGGAATCTGCTAATACAATTCTCCGGGGGATAACTATACCTGAACCAAAATATACATTAGGACCTTTACCGAATGAACTAACAAGATTACAACATTATACAAACATTAAAACTTTTTTTCCATCACTAAAAATACTTTTTAATATAAATGATATTTCTAATGAAATCTGGTTTGATAATAATTATAAAGTTTCAGGACTACAGATTATAAATGAAGAAGATATTAAAGGGAACTGTAAAATAAAAATTAAAAACAAATTTATAAATGCTTATTTAAAAGTAACACACTTGATTGATCCTATAACATATATTAAAAAGAAAAATGAAGGGGTTGAATATACAACTGACGAGGAGTTACAGAAAAAGATGAATGATCCATGGAATCAAGCATATGTTGAAGCGATTGCTACATATGCTCTTGGTAAACTAAAACAAGAGAATATCTCACCTCATTTTAATATTTTTTATGGTGCTTTTACTTCTACAGCAAAGAAGTATTCTTATAATATTGCTGATGATGTTGATACTTATAGATTATATAAGTGGTTCTGGACAGGTATAGAAACTAGTATAATGAATGTATCAATTGATGGGGTTGAAGATGAAGAAGAAGCTAAAAACATATATGATGAAATCATGAAGAAGCCAGACTATTGTCTAGATGATAATGAAGATTCTGATAAATATGAATATTCTAAAAATTCTGAAGAATATGAAGAATTAGATAATTGTAGTAGTATAAAAGAAGTAGATGATGAATTAGAATCATTAAATTCTCTAAGTATTAAAACATACAAATCAGAAGATAAAGAAGAAGATAGTAATGCTAGTGAAGGAAGTGATGAGGACGATGGAGATGATGTAAAGGTTCTATTACAACTTTACAATTTTCCAGTAATGATGATACTTATGGATACAAATGAATCTACTATGGATGATTTACTTGAAGATTATGATGAAGTTGGATGTGAACCTGGCTCAAAGTTGTGGGAAGAAAAATGGTCCGCATGGCTATTTCAAGTTATTTCAGCTCTATGTGTTATTCAAACACTCTTTGGATTTACTCACAACGATTTACATTCAAATAATATTGTATGGGAGTATACTGATCAGTTATACTTATACTATAAAACAAATGATGGTGTTAAATTTAAAGTTCCAACTTATGGCAAGATATTCAAAATAATTGATTTTGGAAGAAGTATTTTTTCTATTAATAAACACTTATTTGTAAGTGATGATTTTAAAGAAGGAAATGATGCTGCCACACAGTACAATTTTCCAGAATTAAACGGTGAAAATTCTGAGAAAATAATATATCCAAATCCTTCATTTGATTTAGCGAGACTTTCCATAAGTATATTTGAATGTCTTTTCCCAGAATGTCCAAATATAAGAGAAAATGATGTTATATTAAGTCAAGAAGAAGGTAGAATAGTTAAAGAAACTGAATCTGACCTATTTAATATACTATGGTCATGGCTAATAGATTCAAATGGTGAGAATATATTATGGGATAGTGAAGGAGAAGAACGTTTCCCTGATTTTGAATTGTATACGCACATAGCAGATAAATGTTTTAATTGTATTCCTAAAGAACAAATTTATAAGAAACCTTTCTCAAAGTTTATTGTAAATTCTATTCCTAAAAGTGAACATACTTATTCTTTATTTGTTTAGAACTTAGGAATACCAACTTGAATTTCAACATCATCTGCAGGAATTACTGATGAGATTGAACTAAACGATACTAAACTAGTTAGATATGTAAGTAAACTACTTGATGATTCTGGAAGAAGTTGCATAATTATAACAAATAGAACCGAACCTATTATAAAATCACGCGATAATGATTTTATAGTTGGTTCTTTTTTTTCAACAGTATATGTGCTTATAGCTCCTAAACCTGTTATTAAACTTCCACCAAATAAGATACCTAAGACGTATTCGTTCATATTCTGGGAGTTTGAATGAAAAAAAACGAACAAGTAGAACGCTTAAACTTATTCTAGACTTTCAAATTCTATAGTTTCTTCTTTCTTATCAAGTTCTTCATACTCATCTAAAGGCCCCCCTTTAGTATCAAGAATCTCTACATAAGATTCTCTATCACTTTCTGAATCATTTTCACTCTCTGAATCGTTTTCACTCTCTGAATCGCTGTTATTATCTAGATTTTCATAACTAAAAACAGTATCTACATCTGAAAATTTTACAGAAGGTTCTGTGTCAACTTCAATTGTAGGAGTTTCTAGAACTTTTATACTAGATTTCTTCTCTGTTTCAACAGTTGGTAATTCTAGAACCGGAGTTGTATTTAATTTTTGTTTTTCTTTAACCTCTTCTAACTTAACCTCTTCTAACTTAACCTCTTCTAACTTGGTTTCTTCTAACTTAGCTTCTTCTACCTTTATTTCTTCAACTTTAATATCATTTTCTTCATCATTTTCTTCATCATTATCATCTTTCAAATACTCCTTCAGTATATTCTTTACAGGTAACATACTTCGAATTGATTGCAGTATACCATCTTGAATTAACTGTTCAATTTGACGTAAATTCTTCTGTCTTTCAATAGCAGCCTCATTCTGAGAAAATAGATAGACATTTGACCATAGAATACGGGCACATTCAATCATGGTATGATGAAGAAAATGTTCAACCTTTGGAATTGTAATTTGAAGTTTTCTCTGTTTTGATGTTAAACGTATAGCTGAAAGAACTTTTGTATGAGCAACGAATACTGCACTCAATAAGTCTTCAAAATAATCGCAATTAATTTCTTTTAAGAGATAAATTGTTTCTCTTTTAACTTTGTCTTGATTCCAATCTGGAATACCTTTTAATACGTTTTGAAAACTAGATAAGAGTTTTCTTACATCTTTTTCTGATTCTTTTGTTTCATCAAGAAGTTTTAGAAAATACCCAGTTATAGCTTGTAACGAATACTGTGTTAATTGTCTTGTATATTCTATTTTAGCATCCGCATATACGTTTATTCCTTCCGCTCCGGGTATATCCATATTCTTTTAAATCGCTTTATACTTTAATTTTCAATATACCGCAATAAAATATGCAAGTTGAATCCACGGTGAACTTCCAAGACCAATCTGTTGATACATATTTAATACATTTTTATCAATTTCAAATAACTTTATAATTTCAAAAGGATCATAAGATTGTTTCCTCAGTTTAGTAATATTTTGAATTGTAATATCTTCTTTTGTTAAGGGTTTTACAAATGGGATTAAATTAAATTGATTTGCTACTTGATAGTTTTTAACATAACGAAATGAATATTTAGAACTTAAATTGATTGGAATACAACGAGAAATGATTGGCGGAGACAATTTCCATGGTTCACGAACTTCAAGCATAGATACAACATTTATTGACGAAGTTTCAAGAATTCTTCGTAAAAATGCTTGTGCTTCCTGTGTTAAATCATCTGCTCCTTCAATCCACACATATAATGGCTCTTTGGAACGGACTTGTTGATGAAGAATCTCTCTTCCTTCACGGAGACTGCGATCTATACGTACATTCCAACGAAAGAGTTTTGCTTTATGATTTTTTGCTTCTTGTTTGATAAAGAAGGATTTACCTACACCAGCTTCTCCAGATACTAAAAAAGAGTTTTTCTTTGAAGAACTGTTCATTAGTTTATCCTATTTTTAAATGTTTAGGTATTACTCTTTTACATACTTTTTAATAGCTCTTGATAAACTGCCTCGTCATGCGCCGCATTTTTACTGATGCTTTGCATTAAAGGATTATTCTCAACCGCCGCTATAATTTCTCTCTGATTTCTTTCCATACTCTGATCCAGTTTCAGAGGAACTCTGTATCTTACTTGACCTATATCTCCTACACCAGCATTTAAATCTAATGAACGATTTACAGCATTTGCTCTATCATTTACAATATCAGCGTCTATCTTCTTAGTTGTTTGATGGATATCACCTGTAAATACAGCTAGACCTCCATTTCCTGACATAGGAGTTCTACCTTCTGATATAAGTTCCTTAGTAGGGTTTGTTCTCATATTATAAGCGGATTCGTGGCTTGTAAAATCCTGTAAAGCTCCTGTTGGTGTTCCGAAATATTCTGATTTTGCTGATATCTGCGCTTTCTGTGTTGGGCGAGCGATATCATCCGGATCATAAACCTTAAGTTTATTTGGCTGACTGGCAGAAGTAGGGAGACCCATATAGTTCCAATTAATTGTTGTTTCTTTTACAGTCGTGCGAGCTATATCATCAGTCCATACAGTAATGGCCGGAGCTCCTTGAGCATATCCAACAGGTGTCCCAGTCTGTCTGATATTGCCAATAGTTTCACCACGGTAAGTAGGTCTTGCTCTATCAGTAAAGTGGATTGGGACTGCTCCTGTATCAGCAGGAGCTACGTTAAGACCCATCGTGCGTGTTGATGTGGCGTTTCTTTCATTCGGTCTTATTTCGATTGAAGATTTACCATAATCTGCTTCAGCCGCATCAGTATTCTTTGTATAGTAGTTTGTCATATTAGCGTTACGGAATCCAGCACCTCCATACTGTTGTGCCATAGGTGTGCGGTAAGAACCAACTACATACGATTCACCAAACTCCTGTGATGAGGCAGGTCCAATTAATTCAGTAGAAGTATCTGTTCGTGTAGTATACTTCATTACTTGAATTGGACGAGTCGCCTCTTTTTGAGCATCTTGAGCGAACGCACCAATATAACGTTCACCAGACTGGTCAATATAAAATGTATCTGGTTTATATTTACGAACTTCACCAGGATTTTCAGCAGAATTTGCAACAAAACGTTGTCCTGGAACAACTTGAGCCTTGTATGTTAGCTTCGGATTATTAGTTGTTCGTAAATCATCTGTTTTAGGCATTTTCTCCATCATAAGCTGGTTAACCTCCATTTGCTGAAATCCTCCTTTTCCTGTTGAACCAAACTTTTCTCCTACACCAGCACCAACACGAACAGGTTCAAAAGGTCTTTCACCCGCACGACTGCGAGGTAGTTCAATTCTATCATGGAGAAACTCTGAAGAATCTTCTAATCCATAAGGATTGCCAAAAGGTGTTTGTGCAGTATTAAACATCGTTTCCACTTCCTTTTTTTTTATCTGTGTAACACCTGACCCAGTATATGAATCTAAAATACCTGAATTTGTTTGCGCTCCTACATTCTGTCTGACACGACCACCAAAGAATGGAACCATGTTATTATGAGTAAACTCAGATGAAGACATTTTCTGTCCAGATAAAGAATTTATTAGATTACTATCTTCACCATATGAAGGATTCTCTTCAAATCCTTCTCTATTCATAGATACTTGCGATGTGGCAGTTTCAATCGGTTGAGGTGTGGGATATGTTCTCGCCGCAGGTTCTCTTATACCACCATAAGCAAACGCAGAACCTTTTGGACCGGGGACAGGTTCACTAGGATAGATTTGACCAAACGGTGTCGCGTATTGTAAATCTAATTCTTGATTTGCTCCTTTTACAGAATTTCCTTGTTCAGATTTCTGTAAAGGAGAAACTGGTGATGGTAATGATTGAAAATTTTCCTTTGTTTCAGATAGTTTTGTAACTAAATATCCTAGACCAACTAATCCAAATGCTGCTATGGCTTCCATCTAATACTATGTTGGTATTAGTGGGTTTTATTTTTCTCCCTATCAATATCTCTTGAAGGTATAAAAAAGTCAAAAGGTGTTTCAAAGGCAAGCTGTGGTTGATGAGGTAGAGCTTCCCAACGATTCCATCCAGTTGCTCGTAATGTGCAAGGTGGATTTGTTAAACGATTAAATAGTTGAGGAACCGATTCATCTTTAGGAGCAACATATGGTGCATTTGTAAACTTATTTTTTTCCGGATTGTATTGAATATTATTATTTTTCACACGTGTGCTAAGTCTGTTAATATTAAATAAATCTGACTCAACATCTGTCTTCCATGTATCATTAACAAAACTAGCTCCAGATTTCTGTATTCTTGTTGTTACATCAACTGGGTAACTTTCATAACAGTTAATACCGGGAGGATTTGCGTAGTATTTTAAGGCATAACTTGTTATACGTAAATCATCTTGTGTGTGAAAATCATCCCATTTAGAACGAGTCATATTTCTTAAAAAGTCTTGACCTGAAGCCATTCTACTATTACAGAACTGTTAAAACTTATTTTTAGGCATGCAAGAATCAATCTTGAAAGGTAGAGGTGCATAAACAGCAGGATAAGACCACATTTGAAATTCTTCACGCTTAACAGGTGTTGCGTTAATAGAAATTTTCTCTTTAGGAGTATCACGATTGATAGAATCTGGTGTTTTAGATGGTAAATGTTTACGTGTTGTTCCCCATGTATTTGCACGTGTAATCCCCATTAAATCTGATTCTAAATCAACTCTACTCCCTTTAATTTCATAAACATCATTTCCACCTACTAAACCTAAAATGTGTCTCTTAGATTTATCATTCTGATACTCTTCAACTAATCTATCAAACACTTGGGGATTCTCTTTTTTTTCAAACATATGAGAAGAAGGTTTTTCATATGCTTCAAAATAACTGTTAAGGCTGCTCATCTAACTTTACTTAGCAATTAACATCGCGAATATAGGAACGACTGGGTAATCCACCGTGTATCCAACCGGGTGATGCGACTTCAGGAATTAAGTTTTTAGGATTCTGAATATTCTCCTTGACTAAGGGGATTAGAGGAGTATACTGTTGAGTAAATTCTTGCTCAGTCACAGTTCCACACTCCTTACCTTGGCGAACTTGCTCAGAATGTTGTAAGTATGTTTCAACTTCTGGATTACCACGACCACCGCCCATAAAAGGAACTGTTAAGAATGGGCGAGCCTGTTGACGAATATCACACTTTCTATTTTTAAATTCTGGTTGATTTCTTAAAACAGAGTCATTATCAATAGCGGCGTTATTATACCCGTAACCTTCACGGGGGAATAACATAAGACTCTGAGAAGCTAGAGGATTTACTTCTCTAGCGTTAGGCACTAAGTTTGTCATAGCGTATTTACCAGGGCCAACTGATTGACCAAAATATTGTTCAATCCCGCATGTATCATCTCTTGTATGAGTTAAACGATTGATCTCCATCTTCTCTGCCTACAATATTATATTTAAAATTTCTTGATAATAAGTATAAATGCGCCCAGCTTCTAAAAAACTTACTAAAAAATTTTGTAGTTGTATTAAAAAGGTGCGTAGTCATATTAAACCTAGAAGAGGTTCTAAAGAATCTGCTGCTATCGGGATTTGCACTAAAAGTGTAATACAAACAAAAGGAAAGACTCTGCGGAAATTTAAATGCCGAAATGGTAAACTTTTTACTCAGAAAAGGAAGAACTAATTCTCAGTCAACCAAGGAATTACACCCCCAGCCGATCCACTCTGTGAAGAGCATGCCTCTCTTCCACCTTCTTTACAAGTCTTACCAGGAATCTTGTATAACCAGTTCTGGTAAGAATCTTGATCATTTGGAACGGTCGTAGAAGGTGTTGTATAGAACTGTCGTTGTGATTGAGACTTTCCAAATACATCCGTAGGATCGTTAATAAACTGTGTCTTGAAAAAGTCTTCTAATCCAACTGCTACTTCTGGATCAAATACAGAAGCAGCCTTAGAACGATAAGGATTATATTTAATTTCATTCACTAAAATATTCATAAAAGGGTTTTTTGCAGTTGGATAAGTTACTTCAGAACCAATCACTTCTTCAGGTAAAACTTTATCATTAACCGGGACATTCGTTTCAAAATTCTCTTTTACTGTTGTTTGTTGTATCTTAGGGGGTTGAACTGATTTTTCTTTATTGTACATAAATAACCAGTTTAGAGCATAAACTGAACCAATCAAAATAGAATATCCAAATAGATCATGCGTCTTTGTTTGTTGTGCCAAAAATCCACCAATCAAAAGCAATAGTATAAAAACGAATATGATATGATTTACAATATTTGTTATACAGAGACGTTGATTACAATATACATAGTAGGATTTAAATAATAATGATAAATCCTCCCAGATATATTTACTACACGATTGGGTATCCATCTAATTTTGCCTACTGTTTGTTCTTTTTCTTCTGTTCAAGTTTTTTCTTCAAACGTTGTTTTACGAGTGATAGTCTTGCACTTCCTTCTTTGCCGGATTTACGTGCTAAATCCATATCTTCAAAATTAAACATAGAGCGAAACCCTTCTAAAATCTCTACAAATGCCGGATTATTTTGGAACTCTGCGATAAGTTCTTCAGCCTCTCTGGCAAGTTCTTGAGGTTTAAACTGACCAGTCTGAACTTTTTGTTGTAACTTTTTACCAATTTTTTCAACTGCCTTCTGAATTAAATCTGGATTACCACTCGCAACTTTCATTAATATTTCAAAAGCACGTGAAGGATCCTTTTCACATGCATCTACATCTTCCATGCTAAAACCGAAATCTTCAGGATTAAACTCCTTTACTAAATCCTCTGCTAACTTGGCCATTTGACCCTTCATAAACTTTTCAGGGAGCGGAGGTAAACTCCCTCCAGCCTTACCAAATAGATCAAAAAACTTTGAAGACATCTTCTTAAAATCCATACCTTCCATACGAGTTCTCCATTCACGCATCATATTATCAACCCATTCTTGAGGAATCCCATCAATATCACCTGACTCATAGATTACGCAGAGATTTAAAATAGAATTATACTCTTTAATAGCTTTCTGAGAATTTTTAGATAATGATTCCCAGATTGTATCAGGGATTGTTACACCAGGTAGAACAGTATGCGATTCACTATTCAAAGTTCCTTTTAGAACTTTTGTTTTATACTCTAGTGAACGCTGTTCCTTAGGAATAGCACGTGCTAGATCAATCTCATTCTTCATCTCGGGGCAAGCCGCCAGAAGATCATCGCAGAATTCTTCATACTTTGTCTGGAATGTAGCGTCCATACTCTTTCTTAAAATTATCTTTTATATTTCTTTACGCTGCTTTTTTTGTAAAAAAAAGTAGCCTAACGAATTTGGAAAGTTTCGCTGCTTTTTTTGTAAAAAAAAGTAGCCTAACGAATTTGGAAAGTTTCGCTGCTTTTTTTGTAAAAAAAGTAGCCTAACAAATTTTTGTTTTTTATTTACATAGCTTTACTCTTTTCACAAAGAGCACATAACAGTTTTAAATACTTCCAAATAGATTTCTTATTATTATCACTCATCTTATCCCAATACTTATCAAAGATTGTTAGTGCTGGAGATATTTCATTAAACTCTCTATTAATTTTATTATGAGCATAACTTACAATAAAATCAGAATCTTCACGTGAAATTGCTTCGTTTAAATCAACGTAAACATGAATATAGAATAAATCTAGAACTAGCTTTGGATTACTCTGCTTTGCAAACTTAATAAGTTCTAAAGCACTTTTAATATCTCGCTCTTCCGGGAATGTCTCATACAAATCCTCAAAGAATCGGATAAGATATGTATTAAAAACTCCTAAATTACTTGTCATCTCTTATATTATTAAAGTATCAATTCTTTATACCAATTTATTATACAGGTCTCTTATACTGAGGCATACCCACTTCTCTAGAACGTTGATACTCTTCCATTTGTTTATCAAACATCTCTTCTTTCTTTGACTTATTACGTCCTTGCTCTGATTTTCCGGGATAGTATTCTTGAGAACTCTTCTCGCCAACACCGTTTGCTCCATTTAAAAATGAGAAGGAACCTGGAATTGTAAATCCTCCATTTCCTTGTGCGCTAGTATCGGAATCGTTAAAACTGTATCCAACACCTTTTGAGAAACTGTTATGTTCCGATGAATTCCATCCGTCAATATCAGAATTTTCTTCTTTTTGCTGCCCACTCTTTTGTGTTTTCATCTTATTCTCATATAACCAGTTCATTACTTCAGAATCAGTTCTTGGCTCTGCTTCTCCTTGAATTACAAGTGTAGGAACTTTCTTTAACCATTTAGGGAGTGTCTGTTGTAAGGGAGGATCTACACAGATGAATTGAAACTCCTTTTTATAAGGTGTCTGCGATAATTCCATAATAAACGCCTTAGACCAATTACATTTATTTGAATAAAAACATAAGTGTTTTCTATCCATTACTAGATTCTTAGAACTATTAGATATAGTATAAAACGCAAAAATGTTAAAAAATTAAAATGGAATTAAAGGTAAACTATATTAGTTAGAAAGATGAAAACATCCGGAGTTAGAAGTGCCTCATTTAAAAATATTCAGTATGATGGAAAAGACACTCTTAAATTTCAACTCGTAAATACACATGTAAGTTATGCGAATACTCTAAGACGTATTATCTTGACTGAAGTTCCGAGTGTAGGTTTTCGTGCTGAAATCCAAAAGAATGGCTCTACAAGCGATATTAAGATTGAAAAGAATACAACAGCCATGTCAAATGAGATGCTTGCCCACCGTATTGGACTTATTCCAGTACATGCCAATCCTAAAGAATGGGATCCTGAAAGATATAGTTTTGAACTGAGTGTAGAAAATAATACTAGTGATTTAATGGATGTAAAAGTATCTGATATTAATGTATACGAACAAACAGAATCTGGTCCTATTCTAGTCCCTAATACTAAATTCTTTCATCCTGACCCTATTACACGTGATACATGTCTTCTTACAGTTCTAAAACCTAAAGTTGGTGATTCATCGCCTGAAACAGTGGCCTTTAAGGCGAAAGCGAGTGTTGGGATTGGAAAGGAAAATATGCGATTTAGTCCTGTTAGCCAGTGTTCTTATGGGTATACGCGAGATGAAACACCAGAAAAGGTAAAAGAAATCTTTGTTCGCTGGCTTGATCGTCATAAGAAAATTAATTATATGGAACTAGAAACTGATTCAGAACGTAAGAAAATTCTTGAACGAGAATTTAATACTATGGAAGCGGCACGTTGCTTTATTACAGATGAGAAAGGTGAACCAAATAGTTTTGATTTTACAGTCGAAACTGTTGGAGTATTTAATCCTCTAGATATTGTTATTGAAGCACTCAAGGTTATCGAACAGAAGTGTTTTCTCTATGCCGCGCTTGATAAAGGCGATCTTCCTACAAACATTACTATTCAACCAACAAAGAAAGAAGCGCGTGGATTTGATATTTACTTTCAAGGAGAAGACCATACTCTAGGAAATATGTTAACAACATGGATGGATGAACATGTTCTAGATGAACAGGGTCTTAGAGATGGAACTATTCAGTTCTGTGGTTACTGTGTGCCTCATCCTCTTCGTGATGAGATGCTAATGACTATAATTGCGAAAGATGATTTAGTATGTAGAAAGGCACTTGCTCTGGCTGCTATGAATTGTGGAAAGATGTTTGCATCGTGGGCAGAAGCGCTGACCAGATCTCGGCGTTAATAGTTATATAATGTTTTACATTACTAAACTATTTTTTAATGTTTGCGGCTACCACGTTTATTTTTACGTGTTCTACGTTTACCACCTCTTGCTCTGTATGTATTATATCTTGATGTATTACTACGATTAGTATTACTTGTTTCTTCTAATAATGAAGCCGTTGAATTATGGTCATTCTTTTTAGCAAAATCGTATGCAGTTTTACCATCATTTGTCGCAATATTTGGGTCAGCACCTTCTTCAAGTAATAATTCTACAGCAATTTTGTGACCCTGAGAAGCAGCCGCCATTAGTGGTGTAGTATTATTTAATTTTCCCCAACCGGGAGCATCGAGAATAATATTCTCATATTTCTTATTAATATGCGCCCCTTTATCTAGCGCTTTTCTGATTTTATCGACATTACCATGGTATGCAGCAAGCCATAATTTTTCGGTTTTACCTCCAATACTACCAATAAAAAAATGTTGCATCCCTTTTAAAGTTCCGCCGCCATTTTTACGCGTAGAACGTTTCATCTATTTATTTTTCTAGATTTTTTAACTTTTCTAGATTTTTTTACTCTTCTAGATTTTTTCATTTTTCTTCTGCGACCGCCTGCTGCTGGAGGACCGATTATAGTTCTGATTATACCTGTGCGTATATCTATTTTCCTGACACGGCTGTTAGTAATAACATACAAATTACCCCTATTATCTAGACACATCGATGATGGTCCATCTAATTTACACTTAGTAGCTAAGTCGCCATCTCCGCTGTCACCACTTGCACCTCTAAACGCAGGTTTCCCTCTGAATCTTCCTGCAGATACTATCCCTGACCCCGCGAATGTTGTCATGATCTGCGTGCCAGCATCAACCCTTCTGATACGATGATTGTTTTGGTCGCTAATAAATATATTACCAACGCTATCCACGGCTATAAAAGTAGGGGTGTTCAAATTAGCACTCGTAGCGGGTAATCCGTCGCCTAATGACGGAAGCAAAGATGGTCCAACTCCTCCAATAAGCACCCCCGCCACCGTTGTGATAATCCCTGAGGCCTTGTCTACTTTTCGAATTAGAGAAAATCCAGTGTCGGAAATAAACAGGTTGCCGGCGCGGTCTAGCGCCACTCCAACTGGATTACGCAAAATCGCACTCGTGGCGGGCCCCCCATCCCCAACCCCCCCGTCCTCCTTGAGCTCCTGCGAGCCGCTTCCTGCAACAGTACTTACGCTTCCATCTAGTGCTGATATTCGTAAGACTTTATGGGCACCATAGTTAGACACGATTAGATTATTTTCTCTATCAGTCGTGATGCCAGATAATCCGCTATTAAAAACAATCGGATTATTACTCGCATCAGATACCGTAGTGATAATATTTGAGACTGCGTCTATACGTCTAATGCCATGATTAGCGATAATAAACAGATTTCTATTACTATCTAACGTCATTGCAGTTGCGTTAAAAAAACTTGCTTGTGTGGCAGGCCCCCCGTCCCCGCTGTAACCGCTCACACCATTACCTGCGACCGTGCTTATGACCCCTGTGCGAAGATTTAGACGTAGGACTTTTGTTGACGTCAATACCAGTAGGCTGTCATTACTATATATTATATCTTGTGCACCACCATCTATACTTATTACTGGTAATACTACTTCCGGAATTTCACAATTAATTAAATCTTCACTAATAATGTATTCATATTCTTTTCTATTTCTGTTTCTATTTCTGTTTCTATTTCTGTTTCTGTTTCTGTTTCTATCCCCGTTCTGTTCATCATTATCATCATCATCATCATCGGTATCGTCATCACCATCGCTATGTCTAGATCTATACTCTGTAATTTGATGTTCATCATACTCACTTGCTTTATTTGTATTTAGTGGCACATTTTCATATAAATCTTTATATTTGAGACTATTATATATAATACCTCCAACAATATAATAAAAAATTTTATCTAAAAATTCATCTTCCCTTGCACGTTCTGTAAGATTATCGATTGCTTTATGAATTTTAATATTGACTTTCATTAATTCATCTTTATCAACAGGTATTTCAGAACAGGCGTTTTGTTTCATCTCCCAAATTCTAGATAAGATACGACCTTCATATCTCATAACATTATCAATTTTTGCTTCTAATGACCTATCGCTTAAATTTGGCATTATAGTAGCTTTAATTATAGCGGTATGATCCTCTCTTCTTACCCGTTCACCTGAATTTCTAGTTCCACCAGTTTTATAAAAGCCGGAACTATCCATCTACTATATATTAATCAATTTCTTCAGACGTAGTACCAGTTGACGGCATACCTTCAGGCATCTTTGAAGCATACAGCTTCATCATGATTGGCTGAATCTCAGACTCAACTGATTTACGTTGGGCTTCATAGACATCAGCCTCTTCATCCTGGTGCTCATCCAGCCATGAGATACCCTTAGTAACCGCATCCTCAACTCTAGTTACATCGTTGTCGCCAAGAGTTTCCTTCACCTTATCCTCGCGCATAGAGTTACGCGCGTTATACAGATACGATTCTAGTTCGTTGCGCTTCTCAACTTTTACCATCTTTGCCTTATCTGCTTCCGCGTTTGCCTCGGCTTCACTCACCATCTTCTCAATATCATCCTTGCTCAAGCGACCCTTCTCATTCTTAATAGTAATATTGTTAGACTTACCAGTAGACTTCTCAACCGCAGATACTGAAAGAATACCGTTCGCATCAATATCATAAGTAATCTCAATCTGTGGCATTCCACGAGGCATGGGAGGAATACCTTCAAGACGGAAAGTTCCCAACAGATTATTATCACGAGTAAACTGGCGCTCGCCTTCAAACACACGAATATCAACCGCAGGCTGATTATCAGCATATGTGCTGAAAGTCATCATCTTCTTCGTAGGAATTGTAGAATTACGCTTAATTAGTGTAGTCATTACATTTCCTGAAGTCTCAATTCCAAGTGATAGAGGAGTTACGTCAAGTAGAAGAATATCAGTCGTTACATCGTTTTTATTATTGCCAGAAAGAATATGTGCTTGAACAGCAGCACCATACGCAACCGCCTCATCAGGGTGAATAGAGTTACATAGTTCCTTACCATTAAAATATTCTTTTAGTAACTGCTGCACCTTTGGAATACGAGATGAGCCACCAACTAGCACAACATCGTCAACATCGGCCTTTGAGTTCTTTGAATCACGGAGAACTTGTTCTACAGGTGCCAGAGTCTTACGGAATAGATCATCGCACAACGTTTCAAACTTAGCGCGAGTTAGTGTGAGCATCATATCAATTCCATCCGCAATACTATCAACCTCTAGAGTTGCCTGGGTTGAAATAGAAAGAGTCTTCTTTACACGTTCCGCTGCTAGACGGATACGTGCCAGAGCCTTGGCAGAAGTTCGTAGATCAATTCGGTGCTTCTTCTTAAACTCTTCTACCGCCCAATCAACAATTCGATTATCAAAATCCTGACCACCAAGATGAGTATCACCTGCAGTAGCCTTGACCTCAAAAATACCATCTTCTACCGATAGTAGTGAAACATCAAACGTTCCACCACCAAGATCAAAAATGACTACTTTACGTTCCTTGTCAGACTTATTGTTAAGACCATACGCAATACAAGCGCTAGTTGGCTCCGCAAGAAGACGCATCACATTTAGTCCAGCAATACGACCAGCATCCTTGGTCGCCTGACGCTGATTATCATTGAAATAAGCAGGAACAGTAATAACCGCATCTTTGATTTCTACACCAAGATAACTCTCCGCCATCGCCTTGAGTTTCTGAAGAACCATGGCTGAAATCTCTTCCGCATAGTAGTGCTTAGTTTCACCTTTGAAATCTACTACAATCTGAGGGCGATTATTACCATCATTCACAACCTTGAAAGGCCAATTTGAAATATCACGCTGAACAATAGGGTCATCAAATGTGCGACCAATGAGACGTTTAGCATCAAATACTGTGTTACGAGGATTTGTAGAACTCATTGATTTAGCCGCATCTCCAATAATACGCTCTTCCT